GTGAGTAGTTAAAGTTTTTACTGTTTCAGTAGCTGTCGCATCTCTAATGATAACCTGTAAATCTGTGTCAGCAAAGATCTTGAATGTATAGTTGAAGGTATCAAGAGTACCATTACCTGCGTAGGAGTTCTTTACTGTAGTAGATGATATTGTCATATTTAATTCTCTATATAGTTAATTTACATTCTAGGCAATAGTTCTTTTGGTTCTTCTTTAATTTCTCCTAATCTCATAGGCTTTAAAAATCCATATTTCTCTTTCTTAGCTTCCTTGATAGCTTCATTTACTTCTTTATATTTTTTAAGCATATCACTATAAGCCTGTTTTTTATATACAAGAAATATCTTTTGAATAGTTTTTTCTTTACCACCATCAAAATCTTCATCTCCTTCTTTTCTTCTTTTATAAGCTAAAGAATTAAATGTTTGATCTAATTTCTGTTTTAGATTTATTCCTCTTATTTCTGTTTTACCAATTCTTTCTATCCAATAATCATAAGCAGATTGATCATCAATTTTATAATCTAATAGTTGTACTTTTCTTTCTTTAATTTTTGGTGGATCTGGCAAAGATACTTTTAGTCTTGCAATCTCTAATGTAACAGGATCATCTTTAACATCTATTTTTCTTCCAACTAAAAATGGTCCTTGTGTTAATCCTAAAAATGATAATCCACCTTCTGGATTAAAATATATTGCATTAGGAGTTCTTTCAATAGGTTCTCCTGTAAGTATATCTCTTCTTACTTCTAAATATTCTGTTTTATTTATAAATGGTGCTTTCTTAATAATTTCATCAACAAATCCTCTAGCTTCTAACATATCAGAATCATATTCTGTAATACCTGGAATACCTTGACCTATTAATGCTTGATAAGGAATTGCATTACCTATTTGTCTACCAAAATATTTTTCAAAATTTTCTATAGTAGGTCTTTCAATAAGTTCCATACCATCAGATATACCTCTTAAATATGATTTATTAACTGCTGATTTCATTGCAGAAATAACAGCAACTGCAAACATATTTCCTTTTGATTCATCATCAATGTTTAAATTATTTTCATTTATATCTGCCATAATTCCAAAGATATAAAATCTAGGGTCCATTCTATTATATTGTTTATATGTTATTGTGCCATCTTCATTTTGTTGTGCAATAGAATAAGGTTGCCATCCATTATTTAACCAAGTTTTTTTAATATTAAAATCTTTAGGTCCTTGTCCTGTTATCTTTGGATAAACATTTCCATTTTTATCAGTAACTGAAGATTGAGTTAAATGATAAGCATAAAATGCAGCAGAAGTACCAAATAGTTGTCTACCTAAAACTTCAGCTCTTGCTCTACGATCTCCTGTTCTCCATAAGTCTTTCATAGGTTTTGTAAAACCACCATAAACAGGAATACGAGTTTCAAATTGTCTCCATAAATTTGTTGGTGTTCTAACAAATGGTGAAAGAAATCTTAAATAAGGTGCATTTCTTAAAAATTTTTGCCATGCACCACCAATATTTAAAAACCTTCCATCTTCTAATGTGTTTGTAAAAGTAGATATTCTTGATTGTTCTAATGCTTCAGCAGCTATTGGATTATCTTTAACATTAGCCATTCCATTTTGATCAAAACCTTCTTTAAATATTTTATCTATATTTGCTTTACCTTCTTTAGATGTAATATCTAAACCAAGTTCTAAAGTATTATCAATCGCTGATGCAAATAATCTACCTCTATAATTCATTTGTTTAAATAATTCATCAGAACCCATAAGTAATCTTGTTGGTAATTCAGATACAAAACCTAACCAATCAATTGCAGTTCCAACTTTACCATTGAATCCAAGATTAGAACCACTAATAGGTCTAACTGCTTTACCATTTATTATTCTTAAATTATCTTGTGTTCTTGATAATGGATCAAGTATTGCATCACCTTGTCTTAATGCTGTACCAACTGCTTTTATGGTATCACCCATTGTAAAAAGCATTCCTTGATATTGTGCAAATCCAGTTCTAATAGATCTTAAATCTGCTCTTAATACACCACCAGAAATTTGTTCTAATGGTCTTAATAATAACTCATAAGAGTTAGATAGAAAGTTTACAGCATGAGTATAAGTTCCAGACAATAATGAGTTAATATATAATGAGTTAAATACTTCTATAAATTTTTGAGATTTAGTTTTTGCAATTTCATGGATTGCATCTTTAGGTTTCATATCCTTTATTTTTTTTGCAAGTACAGCAGGATTAGAATTAAAATTTTTAATATTTTTAGCTATATCTTCTACTTCTAAAATCTTACCACCAGATCGTGTAACTTTAATTCTACCTGCTTGAGTAACTCTAGCTGCACTTCTTATTTGTTCTTTTAAAGCATAAGTTGTTTCTTGAATAACTTTACCTCTTAAAGCCATTTCTTCTTTAGCTTCTTTAGACCATTTATCTACATTCTCACCAAACTCATCTAAATATTTTGCAGATATATCTATATAATCTTGACCTAATTGTTGTAAAAACATTTTATTGGTAAGCATTCTAACTGTTGCATCTTTAGATCTTACACCTTCTTTTGTAATAGCTTTTAATACTTCTTTTTGATCTCTACCAGCAATCTCTGCAAGTTCTAAAGCAACATCATTTGCTAATACATCATTTTCTAAAAATTCTTTTGTAAGATCATCAAATCCATTATCAACAATATTATCAATAGTTCTTAATACTTGTTCACCACTTGTTAATGATTTAGTATTTAATATTTTTTTTAACCAAAGTTCCGCATCTTGTTTTGCAGTTTCTTTTGATTTGGTAATTATTTTTAATGCTTCTTTAGTATTAATTGCATCATTATCTTCTAATGCAAACTTTCTTAATCTTTTTGATTTTTTTCCTTTTTGTGCATCTTTAATAATTTGATCAGCTCTTTTTTGTAAATCTGCTCTTTTTTCTAAATCTTTTGTTTTTTTCATTTGTTTGAAACTTTTAATTCCATAGAATATAGATTCAGCAATTCCACCAAGAGCCATTCCTTCTAATACATTTTTTAATCTACCTTCCATTTCACCATCATTTTTATCTGTAGCTAAATATTGAGTAACAGCATTATTTAAAACTGGTGAATCAAACTCTACTAACATATCTGATAGTCTACCTTCGTTTGGATCAAAGACAGTAAGATCAGAAACTGCACCCGCAACTAAACCTCTTGATGCTGCTTTAACCGATGTTCCTGCTAAACCTGCACCTTTTAAAAATTTAGCTGGTCCTGCAAAACCAGTAAGGAATCTTGAAACTCCTTCTGTCATATTTCCTGCTAAAGTTTCTTGTTTATGAAATATTGGTAATTGTCTTTTTTTTGAATATTCTTCTGATTTCCATTTTGAAGGTGAAACATATTTTGGAATAAAATCTTTAAAAGTTAATTTTCCATCTTTATCACCAAACTCAAGTCCGCCTAATGAAACTATATTTTCATCTAAAAAATCACCTTGTTCTTCTATTGCATTAACAATACCTTGAGGTGCAGATAAAGCCATATCTGTTGCAATATTCCAATAATTAATATCTTGTTCATCTGGTTCTTTAACTAAACCAGAATTAATTGGTTTTATTTTAATAGTTTCTTTATTATGAGTTTCTAATAAATTTAGAACCTCTGGGGAAAATTCATTAGCCATTTATTATCCTTCAAATTGAGATTTTAATAATGGTAAATAATCATTCATAAAAGATTGAATATCTTGATAACCATTAACTCTTGCTAAACTTTCATAATATTGAATTGTGTCTTGATCTAATTTTCCTTCAGATAATTGTTTCATATCAGCAACAGTATCATTATATTTTGATAAAATATCTGTATCACTTTGTTGTAAATTAAATGTAGATAATTTTTCTATTTTATTATTTTCATATTGATTTTGTAAAAAATAAGTTGTTGATCTAGCATAAGCTCTTTTTTCTGCTAAAGTTGCTTTTGGATTTGCTAAAGCATATTCCTTTATTCTTCTATCAAATTCTTGTTCTATTTCTACTGCTGCAATTCGATCTTGAAGTTCTGGTTGTGCAAAAGGATCAGCAATACTTTTAGATAAACTATCTTTTAAATCATTAGCATATCCATAAAATAATTGATTCTCTCCTTGACTTTTTATAATATTATCATGTGAAATTTGTTCATTTATAATTTTTTGTTCTAATTCATCTATTTTAACAGATATATCTCCTGTCTTAACTTTATAACCATTTGATCTTTCAAATTCTTTTAATTCATCAATTAATTCTATAGCTCTATCATAATCAGAATTTGGATCACCTTTAATTGTTATTTCAGATATTGATTGAAGATAACTATTATACACACCACTTGCAAAATCTTGATCATTTAAAAATTTAGTTCCATTTAAAGCATCATCTAAATTTTTAATTTCAGAAGCACCATTAGTTTTACCTGCAAACTGTTGTATATCCGCTAATAAAAAATTTCTATCAATAGCTTCTAATTTTTTATCTAATACATTTTTTGGTAAATCAAAATCTTCAGCAAATTGTCTAACTTTTTCTTTTGCTTGTGTTTTATATTTTACTTTTAATATTGGATTATCTGATGTTGCATATTTACCAGATAAAGAATTTATTTCATTATTAATAACTGTTAAACTTTCTGTTTCCAATGCTTTATAAGAATTGTTTTTAATATTATAAACATACTCCGAATATTCTAAATCTAAATTTTGTTGTATTCTTTTTTTAACTCTATTATTTTTTATTCCACCTAATTGTTGATTAACATAATTATTGTATTTAGTTTTAAAATTATTAATAGCATCTTCATCATTAATATTTTGTTTTTCAGATTCTAAATATTTATCTAGTTCACCTTTTATTTCAAAAACTTTTTTAGCAGCTTCCACTTTTTCTGCTGTATCTCTTTTTTTAATTGAATAATCTGTTAAAGCATTTAATGATGGAAGAAGTCCAGCAGCAGGTGTAGCAGTAGGTGAAAGTTGAATACCAGTTCTAACACTAGGTGCATCTGTTGTTGGTCTACCTTGTGCTGTGAATGTAGGAATCTTAGGCATATTACTCTCCAAATCCTCTCAATAAACTCATACCTGCTTGACCATAATATCCAAGTTCAGTAGATCGAGCTTGTTGTCTAGCAATCTCTCCTTGTATTCTAGCAAAATTAGCTTCTTCAAATTTTCTTGCTTGACCAATTTTTGCATTATATTCTATAATACCTCTTTCAATTTCTGCTTGTTCAGCATTTGATCTTAATATTCTTAAACCAGAACCAGAAAGTTCAGCACCAGAAAATAATATTCTTGTTTTAGTTTGACCTTGTAATTGTGTAAATTGTTGATCAAATTTTGCAATATCAAATTCTTTTTGTCTTTCTATTAATTCAACTTCTTGTTCAGCAACTTGAGCATTACGATTTGCAACAGCTTGATTGTATTTACCAACTGCTGATGCTTGTCTAGCTGCTGCTACTGATGTTACTGCTGTTACCGCAGATGCTACTGGTGCTACCCAACCCATTAGAATATCCTCGCATACATATATTGATCTGAACCATCAAAACCAAATTTTTTCATTAATCCTTCTTCCTCTAATCCTAACCATTTAGCAAATTT